GTCGGTGCCTGTCTTCAAGTCAAAGATGACCAGACGACCGTCACGCAACTGCACGATGCGGTCAGCGGTGCCAGCGTATTGAAGTTCGTCGTTGATCAACAACACCTCAATCCACTCAGGTTGCATCCGCATATCCCATGCCGCACATGCAGCGACATAGGTTTCTATATCGCCTTGTAGACCTTGAAGGATTTGTGGCTTCTGACCACGATCAATCTGTTCAGTGATTGCATGCAATGCGGTACCAAGGTTGGCTCGCCCGTAAGCACCAGCTGCTTCAATCGCATCGTTAGCAATCTTGTTCAGTTTGCTTCGGTCATCCAACGCTGTTGATGCTTGCGCAAGAAGATCGGCACGTTTGACAATGCCTGTCAACGCCATGCGTGTCTTCCAATCAGCAAGCGAACCCGTGTCATCAAGTGTTTTTGCAATCGTTGTCACTCGTGTGTATCCGAGTTCTTTGCCTGTGTCAGGGTGTTGAATCTTGTATCGCCCCCAACGATCTTTGGGTGCTTCCTCGGTCAGGAATTGTTCGGCGGTCATGGTGCAGGGTCTCCTTGTAGTTTTGGGAATTATTTAGATTGGTCAAGATAGCAGGTCTTTCGCACTTGCGCGGGTATGTCTACTTCGGGGGTGTAACAGGGTTCAATTCGGCATCCACAACAGTCATCAACTCAGCCCACAAACGGGCAGGCATAATCGCATACCAATCATCCACATCCGTTGAACCACGCCGTTTCGCCAGAACACACCCAGTCCAAGCCTGAGCGTTATCCATCTCCACATCCAACTCGCCAAGCCAACTAGGGATATCAATCGACTTGCAGTTCTTCACCTCAATGCAGACACCAGGAACACCGTCAATGTCGCCACGATCATCCGTCCAACCGGCACGACTGCGCTCAGCATTCACCCAACCCCAAGTGCGCAACCACTTCGCCACAGCCAACTCAGCTGACGAACCCTTGCGCTTCTGTGGTGATGTCATATTCTTCTCCTCGGCTTGTTTGGTTTCCTTCGGCCACGCTCAACAGTAGTTGTCCCAGCCCACACACCATACTCCTCGTTATCTAACGCAAATTGCAAACACGGTTTGCGCACGGGACACATCGCGCAAATCTCTTTCGCTTTGCGTATAGATATGGATGAGCCTTCGTTGAAGAACAAGTCGAGCATTCCTCGGCATCGGGCTTGGTCTTGCCATTTAGGTCTGTCAGGTCTGAAGACACCTTCGCCTTCAGACCACAAATCGACAACGTGAGCGTTGCTCATCGTGCAGTTGGATGACTGTGTCGGGAATTGATTTGTGCGCGACGTGCAGCCACAAGATGTGCAGTCTTCACTGTGCGAGCCTCACGCTTTGCTTCCCGTGACGGTTGCGATATCCAATAGTGAACTGCACCCAAAGCAATCAGGTTGATTCCAATCCAAGTCACCCAATCTGTTCGACTGGCAGGTTCGGCATCCGGTAGGTCTTCAGCTGATGGCATAAACATCAACACCCAACCCACTGCAATCAATGCAGTCGTCCAACCAATCTTGATTCTGTTTCGCTCCATGTTTCCTCCTTGTAGTAGGTCACTCCAAGGTAGGACACAGGTGGCACTTAGTGGTGGATGGTCACCAACCACCAGGTGGAGGAGTCCAAGGTTGCCATCCTGCGATCTTGAACAGGACAAATCCTGCTTTGAGATTGGTGAGGGCATCAAGTAGTGGGGCTTGTTCGCATGCTATTCCTGCAAGACAGACCGCAGCTCGGTCGTTGCGTTCAAGGTTGTAGTTGACACCGTTGATCTGAAGCAGACCTGAGTCAGACTTGTTGGTTGCTTTGGTGTAGCCCGTGATGTTGCAGTTCTTGTCAACGATTGAGGAGCCGATACGGTTTGGGCATCCTCCTGATTCTCGAAGGATGATGGTGCCTAGTTTCGCCCATGTTTTGCGTGGCCATCCTGCCTGCGATGCGAGGATGGGGAGCCAGCTGATGTCGCCGTGTTGAAACACGATGCGAGGCTGGTCTTCTCTGAGGTGGCGTGGGATGCTGTGGTGGGTTGGGTGGGGTTCGGGGGCTTGGGTGGCTTTCGCTACTCCTAAGCCGAAGGTGAGTGAGGATATGGATATGACGATTGCTGTGATGCGTTTCAATAGGTTGCCTTCCGTTTGTCCGATATATAACCCGCACCCAAGGAGGGGAGATGCGGGGGATGTTCCATGCGCCCGCCGAGGTCGCAGAACGATCCGCTTCTCAGCCTAGTCGGTTGGGTGGTACTTGGTTTGGTAGTAGAGATTCAATGCCCGTCTGACTATTTCGGCATTGGAGATATCAAGGGATTCAGCCTCCTCCCACACCCAATCAAGGGTGTGCTGAGGCAGGCGAATCGTAAGGGTCGGGTATTTGATGTTCATGCTATTTGGAACTCGGATGCGTATCTGCTCGTATTTACGCCTCCAAGATTTTTTGCCAAGTACACGGAAACTGTTGTGCGACCTTGCGAGTTCTTCTTTGTTGAGTTTGGATCAAGCAGAACTTGCTCACCTTTTTTCAGGCAAAGAACTCCACGCTGAATGATGTCTTTTTGGGCAGTACCGATGACCCAATTTGATCGGTCAACTTTTGCGTTTCTTCCATTGTTGGCTTCATCAAGAAGGATCTTTTTTGTGATGATGTTCATCGTCCACCTCGGCAATCTTCACAGATCGTTCCACCGTCACAGTATTCGTTGCTGATGTAGTCAATTTCTTCTTGTGACATTTTTTCCCAAACGGTCATTCCTGTTTGGATTTTCTTTGCCTTTGGTCGTTCGGCAAGAACATACTTGCCTTCGTAGCCAAGGTGTTCATCGCATACACAACGACCACCAAGGTCAACCCATATTCTCTTGCTTGCTACTTTCATAATGTCCCTCCTTGGACTATCGGCAGGTGGTTCCTGCTGATGACTTCAATCTAGGGGCATTGTAAGACAAATGCAAGCCAATTCTGAGATATTTTTTCAGCCTTACTGGGTAAGGGTTTGCGGGCTACAGACCTGAATCTTGCGCACCATCGCCACAGGAATGTGCAGAATATGGTCTAAATCGTCATCAGCTGTGCGGGACTGGAAGACGGTCACATGATCAGCTTTGCCACCATCGCTGGTCGCCAACAGAAACCCGCACGTTTGGATGAGATATTCGTCTTGGTCGATGTCTGAGATAGGTGTCCAGCCTGTGCCACCTGAATGAGTGTCAGCCCAAGTCACCAGCACGATAGTCATGGCTTGCCTGCCAAATAATCTACGCCACGCCACCTTGCCCAACCGTCACGGATGGGGATGAGTTCAAGGTTGAAGTCGCCGTCACCAGGTTCGTACTCGACAACTGCGAGACCTTGTTGCCAGTCTTCCGACCGGTACAACGGACGGCCATCCAAGTCGTGACCACCTCGGGTCGATGGCACAGCCCCATCGGTTCGTGCCAAACAGCCAGGAGATGCAGCCAAGATCGTTCTCGCACCGTCATAGTCATCCCTAGTCCGTTCAGCCCATTCACGCCGATGGATGTGGCCGAAGATGACTGAGGTCTTCTGTGTTGCCAAATACTTGTGAGCAGTCGAACCACCTGATGCAACCTTGTCGCCGTGAATAACGTGCAAGCGTTCGTTCACCCAATGCACCCCAGTTGGGTAGCCGCTCAGGTACTCGACTTCGGACTCGTCAAGCCTGCACAGATATGGCACTGACATCACAGGCCAGTCGTGCGGTGTGTGTCCACGTCGCAACCCGAAGGCTGCGGAGGCTGAGTCAAGGATCATGTTGCCGAGTCGTTCTTCGTGGTTGCCTGCGATCCAGATGATGCGGGCTTTGGGTGCGAGCGTTCTGATCTGTGCGCATAGTTCGGTGGCGCGGTCTATGGCGGCTTGGGTGGTGCGGGCGAACGCTGGGGTGTAGCGGTATTTGCCAAACTCGCAGAGGTCGAGGTTGTCGCCGACGAGGACGACTTGTGAGGGTTTGGCTGCTTTGATGATTGCTAGTGCGCAGCTGATTGCGTCTTCATCGTGGATGGCTTCTAGTGTTCCGTTGGCTTGGTGGAAGTAGCCGATCTGCATGTCAGGCAGAATGACTGCTTTCTCGTAGACACCGACGGTGGGTGGTTGGATGTTTAGTTTGGGGACTGCGTACCGTTTGCCTGGTGTTACCACTGGCCATGCTGGTGTGATGCCGTTGCGGATGGTGTCAGCGAGCGACATTGGTTGCCCGATATCTGGTGATGATTGAGCCGTGAAGTGTTATCCCTCGCGCTTGGAGGGCTTTGATGATTTGGGCGGGTGTGATCGTTGGGTCGATCAGGGCTTCTAGTAAATCTTTGCCGTCTTGGTCGTTGAGTCCTTGAAGGATTTCGCTGATCCGGTCACGCCTTTTTTGTGGGCTTTCTTGTCGGATTTCGTTTAGGAACTTGCCCACTTGTATCCCCCTTGAGATGCCAGTCAATGTGTGAATCCAACTTAGTGTCGATCTTGTCCACATTTCCACCGATGGTGCGAATTGCTTCCATCACCGTTGCGTGATCTTCGTGATTCTCTTTGCGGAACGCCATCATCAGCGTTGTCAACACGGTGCCAACCAAGCCGATCAGAGCTGCGAGAACGATTCCCCAGTCCATCATGCGGGCTTGGACGCTTCGTAATCGAGGACGGCTTGAGGCATGGCTTGACCTTCGGTAAACCGAATGTGCCAACTTTCAGCACCAGGCATCTCCACAACCTCATGGCTGAAGCCGAAGCGTTGCTCGTTGGCAAGCAACCAGTCCATCACTTTCTTGTTGCCAGTGTTCGCAATGTCTATGGCGATACCCAGCATGTGACGTGAGCAAGTCTTCGGGTCGTCGTTAGGCGCGGCCAGTGGCGCGTTGCCAGGCTTGAGATACCACTTCTCGCCGTTCCAAGTGCGTGTCGAGGCATTGGGCAAAGGGGTCTTGCTGTAGCGAACGACGAACCCAGCGGTCTGTTGTTGGATGCTGCGGAATGTGTCGCCGCTGGAAGTCGGAGTCAACTTCACACCGTCAGCCTTCGCAGCCGCAATCATTGCCTCAACTGCACGAGCTGCACAATGGTGCATCATCCCGCCACAAGACAGTCGACGCAACATCGGTGTCGTTATCTCAGACGGCTTCTTGCCTTTGAGATGTTCACAGAACTTGATCGGCACCACAGGCCAAGGCATCTTGGTCATGGCTACTTCTTCTTTGCGCCGAACGCCTCGTTGATTTCTTCAATCGTCAACTGACCATCCAAAGAGGCTTGAGCCAACTTCTGCACAACGGTGGCCACAGCAGCGAACCCAGCCAACACAGCCGACTTCCATATCTCTAATTCCGGTGCGATCACAGCAGAACCACCAACAATGGCGAGAGCTGACGACAGGAACACAGCCACAATACGGCCAGCGACATCTTGGAACTTCTTCATGACTTGTCTTCTTTCTTGGTTAGTGCGCCAACCAAATGAAGAGCCAATGTCCCAACCGTCACCCAGATGGCAAGTTGCTGGGTGAACCCAGACAACGTGCCAATCGTGATGATGGATGCGCCGATAGTCCAGAGGAGTGCGTGAATCTCGCCCCAGAATCTCATTGTCGTCTCCGTAAAGTAGGCGCAGGACTTGCCGCTAATAGTACCGCACCCAACGCAACTAACGCACGACGCTCAGAAACAGGGATGCGTGAATCGAATGGAACATAACTATCGGCGAACCCTGAGAAGATATTCAACACCGACTCAAACGCTTGACGGACTGAAGGTGGTGCATCCTGCACCGCAGCCACCACCTCAGCAGCTTGAACCTCAGACAACTCATCTGTGCTGATCTCACTGAACAACGCTTCAGCCTGAACGCTGCTGATGGCGGCGAGCACTTCAGGGCTTGAGACGAATGCGGCGGCTTGGCTGGTGTCGAGGTCTTTGGTGATGAGGTCGTCGACTAGGGCAACGATTTGTTCTTCGGTGGCTTCGGAGAGCTGTTCAATGACGGCATCAAACTGTTCTTCTGTCAGGGCTTCTTTCACGTCTGGTGGGGCTGGGTTGGTCTGGGGTGGCGGTGGCGCAGTGTCGGGGATTGGGAGCGTCTCGGGGGCTTGTGGCGCGTCTGGTGGGCTTGTGACGAACGGTATGGTTTGGGTTGGAGGAACAGTAGGGTTTGTTTCTGGAGGGTCTGATGGGATTGGTTCTGGAGTTGGTTGTGTCTCTGGTGGTGTGGGTTCCGTATCTGGTGGTGCTGGCATCGTTGTGGGTGGTGGCGGAACCGTTGCAGGTGGCTGCGCTGGCGGTGGCGATACGGGTTCTGTGGTGGTTGTGGTTTCAGGCACCGTCGAGGTGGTGGTTGTAGGTACTTGAGTTGTTGAAGTTGTAGTCGTACTTGACGTGGAGGTTGTTGATGAAGACGTTGTTGATTGTTGTGGCATGGTCGGCTCTACTTCTGGCAATGTTGTTTGGGGTGCGGAAGAAGTAGTCGATTCGGCCACAGTCGTTGTGGACACCTCGCTCGTTGTTGTGGACACTTCTGTAGTGGTAGTGGATTCCTCAGTCGTCGTTGTGGACACAGCAGGACTGGTGGTGAACGCTTCGTCCGGCACAATCTCCCACTGACCGTCATCAATCTTCCAAGCCAACATCAGGCAGGCACCACCACCATTCTCATACATAAAGAGTTGAAGCGGAACACTTGCAGCCTCAAGGTTGAGATTGCCCGACATCGTCCAGGTGCAGCCTTGGTCATACCAAACACCAAACGTGTTGCCACCAATCGTGATCTCACCACCATCATCAGAAGCCAACATGAACTCAATCGACTCATGCACAGGGATCGTGATGAAGCCCGTCAGATGCACCATGAACAGATCATCAGGACAACCCTCAACCGGCTCACCGTCATAACTGCGATTGATGTTGTTCTCAACCTCACTCGCACACAACGTGTACAGCGTCGTTGACTGCTGAGGCGGTATCTCGTCGATCACATAGTAAGAGGCATCCAAGCCTTGAACCGCATCAGCACGAGCTATGAATGGGAATAATGAAAGTAGAACCGCAGGGAGAACTATCAGCCAGCGTGTGAAACGCACATCAGGTCAGGCAAACAATGGTCGTGTTGGTTGCTGGTCTGGGTTGTCTTGATACCAACGCATCAACGCCCAAGCCTCTACCGCTTCATCATATTCGGTTTGGGTTAGTTTGCGTGTCACACCGTTTACAGTTGTGTACATTTCAGGATTGTCTGTGCGACATTGTTCTGCGTATTGTTCTTTAGTTGTCATCATGCCACCTCATAAACGAAAGCAAAAGTAAAAACATCGTTCACAGCCCAAGTCATAGGAACGGTTGAACTGGGATTAATAATTGAGACGTAAGTACCACTTGCGAGTTGTCCATACAAACTTACATTCGTTGTACTATCTGCATTTGTTATGCCCCAAAAAGTATTTGTACCCGCATCATCAATGCGACTTATTCCGTTTTGTATTGCTTCAAGACGAGTTGCTGCTATCGGTAAAACTAAAGACGGTTTACCAGTCACCGAACTGGTGCTACCCAAAGTTTCCCTTACATACACATATACCAATTTATTTATCCGCAAATAGTACGCACTACTTGTACCGTTACCTCTTGTGTAATTATTTATGGTAGGTGTAAACGTAACAGCCGCCTCGCCTATGCCGTTCAACTCGGCAGCGAGGAGCGTTGCTCCAGAAACGAATGGAAATGGGTTAGCCATAGTTCTCCTATCCTAGTCCAACTGTTATGTCGTCAAGTTCCGATGTGTCAAGTATAAACGCTGTGAGCAACTGAATCTGACCCAACCCGATATTCACTTCATGTCTTGCAGGGCTGAGTCGGTGTTGGATGGATTCAATCACGACATCTTGGGTGACGGTCAGTGGCGCACCCGAAGTGAATACACGACTGACGGACAGGATGTCCCCAATTTCTAAGGCTGCAATCTGTTCCTGTTGAGCTGCCGTCAACATGTTCACCAGCACCGTAGCCTCATTGAACTTCACCACCGGCTCTGAGAATCTACCCACCAGGTTCGCAGCCAAAGCCGACCCAGCCGCTTCAGTGGCCAAAGGGATGTCCGTCAACGAGAAGTTCTTGATCCCATACTCAGACTGCGAAGCCGTCCCATTCGCAACGCTCGACACCGTCCCACCAGATATCTGAACAGAGGCACGATTCACCACAGTCTCCGCACCATACAAATTGGACAACGACTGGATCGGAATAGCACCCACCGCAGTCCCACCCAAACTTGCCACAGCCGTACCAAACGATCGAGCAATACGAGAATCAAACTCAATCAACCCAGACCGAGTCGCAAACAGACGGCCATCTTCCGCGAACTGAACCGCCTGCAAAGCAGCCAACGCATTCGTCGCATCCTCATACGCCACCGTTCCACACGTTTCCTGACCAACAGCAATACTGCGCAACGCTGTAGACCAAGCCACCTCAGACCGATTAAGAATCGTATTCACACGCGCAGAAGTCAACTCCGATGAAGGGCTGAACCCTGTCAGAGTGGTCTGGGATATTTGTGCCAAAGCATCAACAGCGGTGATCGCAGCCGACGACAACTGTGGTTCCGCATAATCGATGTTCATGTCGAACAGATAGCCTGAGAACATTGCTGCTGTTCCAGCAGAACCGCCATACACCTGCACCTGGCGTTTCGGTGCAATACCCAACGCACCCTGATACCACTCGGAGTCAGTGTTCAAAGGATCAAACCTACGGCCAGCCGCCTTATCATCTGCGGTGATTGAACAGTTGCCTGCGTTGAATGCGTCAAGTTGGGTGGCACGGCCACGATTGATATTTACCGAAGTCACATATTCGGTGATGTCCACAAAGTCTGTTGAACCATTTAGCACCGCATTGACATCATCTAACCGTGACTCATCCAACTTGAACTCGTTAGCAATGAAGCCAACATCAAGCAACACCTTTACCGTTTCCCCCCACTTCATCAACTTAGCCATCAGCCGAACGTCCCCGTAAACGGGTTCCCTCCATTGTTCCTGGCACGACGATTCAAAATGTCCTGAATCTCCTGAGCCACCTGATCAGGACTAGACACCAACCCAGCATTCACCACCACATTTGTTTGACCACGATAGATGTCAGCCATGCCACCACTAGCGTTGCCAGTCACCGTAGACGGAACCGAACCGGTGAACTCTGACATCGGATTGTTCGCAGCAATCTTCGGATACAACTTCGCCAACTCACCACGCTTCTCATCAGCATCATTCAAACGCTCCTGAGCTTCAGCCTCCCGATCAATCGCATCAGCCACAGCCTCAGAAGCATCAGCCTGCTTCTTCTTCGCCTCATTGACCTCAAGCAAAGCATCCTTATACACCTTCGTCGTGGCAGTAGCACCAGAGATCGCCTCATCCACCAAATCATTCTTCTCAATCAACTCACCCGTCGCATCAGTCTGATCATCAATCGCATCCTTCAAAGCCAACTTCGACTCAGCCAACGCAATCTCAGCCTCACGAATAGCCTTCAAAGAAGACTCAGGGTCTTTACGAACCTTCGCCAACTCCAACTCAGCATCCGTCACCGCATAAGTTGCTTGCTCAATCCGATACCCAGCCCGCTCAACGCCACGCTGAGCCTTATCCAACGCCAACAAAGCCGCCTTAGCCTGTGGAGAATCAGCACCAAACCCAGCCGTGATCTGCGCCAAATTCGCTTCCGCTGTAGCTAGATCAGCATCAGCCTGAGCCTTCGCCTCATTAGCCCGCTTGGAATCCTTCTGCGCCTGAGTGAACGCCTTGGATGCTTTAGTCGAAGCCCGCATCGCATCCGTGTACTTCTCCAACTTCTGCTTCGCAGTTTCCACAGCCTTAGCCGCACCACCAGTCGCCTTAGCGGTCTCCTGCTGTTCCACTTTCCCAGTCCTCACAACCTTGCCAACACGCTCAGCGTTCCGAACCTGCTGCTCAGTGGTGCGATTGCTAGAGAACTTCAACGCG